CGTTAGCTTCAGCTTTTGCATTAGCATCTGCAGTAAGGACTGACGACCATGACCACCAACCTCCGGAAGCACATCCCGTTCAGGGACCAGCTCATAGAGGTTGCGACCAAGCACTTTATACCACCTAGACAAGCGTGGTAGGTGCTTGAGCGTAAGAGCCAACGACCTCTGGTCGAGGTCGGGGATTCTATAATCCCCACGCCAAACAGGCCGTGGGAGGATCCCGTTAACAGGTTGACCAGCATTAAAAAACTGGTTCATCTGTTTGTCAAGGCTCATGAGGTACACTCCACTATCGTCGTCTCCCAAGAGCTTATAAGCGGTATGACACCGCTGCTCAAGAGGAAGTCCACGTGGGTTGAATCCAAGACCGCCAAGGAATTCTGGCAGTTCCCACAGGAGCTTAGCAACTTGACGTTGCTTCGCACGACAAAGGCGAAGGGCCTGCGGACCGAGCAACCGGACAACATCTAGGAAGTTATCGTCCGACATATCGCGCCATTTGGGCTGTGGGAACACAGCCTTTTGGGTAATGAGCTTTCCAGCAAACTCTGCAACTAAGCAAGAGTCAAGGCTTTTGGCCGAGGCTGTAGGGCAACCCAACTTTTCAAGCGCAAGCATGTACTCGGCATGCAAATGGTCGTTAAGGATCACTACGTCATCACCTAGTACAAAGAAGTCATTTTCATGACATCCATGGTTAAGGCTTAGGAGCAGCAACCCATGCGTAAGGGCAAAAGAAGCAAACGAGGGGTATAAGCCCAAGGGCTGGCCTTTCGACCAACATATCTTCTCCTTACCCAACCTCCAAGGTGCTCTGGATAGGAACTCAAAGAGCCCCACATAATCACGGTTGCCCGCAATCACTATTCTCCTAAGCACCGCCAACTGCAAGGACAACGGAAAAAAGTCCGTAGCAGAAGTAAGGTCCACGCAATGTACGACCTTGCCAGCGGATATGTGCTGCTGCACATGTGGAATCGCCTTACTCTGGTCGTGGGTACAATCCCACGGTAGGTCCTTTAACAGACCGAACAGAGCATCTCCTAATGGCTCTAGAGCCACCTGGTAGACCCGGTTAGGGTTGGCGACTGCCCTCAGCTTTAGACCCGGTTCTTGAATGAGGCCAATGGCCCCAACCGTGTCGATACGAGGGTAATGTGGTCCCAAGGATACGTACGAGGGTTCGTACGACCCAAGGACATCCCGAAAGATGTCCTTCCACTTCCACATCGCAGTTTGGCCGTAGTAAGATAAGTGCAGATCATGCCACTGGTTCATCCAGTAGTCAATCTCTGGGCGCGTCCTCCCATCGAGGCAAGGAACACGTTTACTCTCACTCGGTTGGTACGTCCAGTAAGGACGAGCTTCACCAAGCTTGAGCCGCCTACCCAAAGAATCTGCCACGGCCACAACACCATCCAGAATCCCTCTCGGGATCTCCTTATCTTGCGCACACACGCCCGAGAGGAACTTGTCCATCTGGGCGGGAAGCGGCTGGGAAGCAACTTCCTGTGTATATGAGCGCAATAGGGTCACGACACTGAACATCTGTCGTTTCCCCTTGGTGGCGTATCGAAACAATCCTCCAACTACCCCGGAGGGCAGCTTGTCCTGAGGACATCGCTTGATCCACGTCGCCACCATTGGTTCCCCCGCAATCCACCGAACAAAGTCGGTGTATACTCCTTTCATGCGGGAGACCATCCACTCGGCGCCGCTGTCGCGTCGCCACTTCTCAACCAGTCTAAGGAAAGGCTTCAGAAGTTCGGATGGTATGGGTAATGCATCAGCGTAGGATCCATAGACCGCCCCTAGGTCAGTGTCTTTCGACATAACCATGCCCCCTGCTCAATTGAGCGTTAAGGTGTGTGGTACTGATTTAGAGGGCCGACCAGGCCCATCGTCAGGAGTGTCCAGCCATATTTGGTTAACCTTATACTTTCACCCCTCGCACACGCCGTCATTCTCGGCCATTAAGACCAATGACTGTAGAACTCGTTTTAGGAGCTGCTCGCGGTGTCTAAGCAATTTATTTAAGTTGCTCATTGCATCGTTACCGATCTCCGGAACTAAGTTCAGGTGAGAATCGGGAGTGTAAGCTTTGATTAACGTCTTAAATGCGTTGATCTGAGCAATTAAGGAAGCGGTGTTGAGAGATGCATAGTCGTCTTTCACGCGTTGTAACGCGATAAGGAACTCTGCGTTCTGGGGGGTTATCATTAAGGTTTCCTCATG